AAGCCGCTCGCCGCGAAGTGGAAGACGCTCTTCGAGAAGGCGCGCACGGCGTACCAGAAGGATCTGAGCGACATTCCGATCGCGCAGCGGGCCTATCGGCTGCGGACGCTCAACGATCTGGCCTCGAAGGCGATCGCGAAGGGCAACGCTCCGCTCGCGGCATCGCTGATGGAACAGGCGGCGAAGGAGGCTGGCGACGCCTTCACCAACCGCACGATCATCAACCACAAGGGCAAGATCGACACGTCGCCGAATGAGCGCGCGGCGCGAATTGAGACGCTGCTGGCGAAGCTGACGTCCGGCCCAGAGAAGGTGAAGGCGGAATGAGGCTGATGACCAGGCTTCGGCGGGCATGGCGCGACGGGCGACGCACGGTGATGATCAGGCGTCTGCGCGCATGGCGAAGCCTGGCGGAGCCGGTGCGCTGCATCCCCGGTACGAGATTGCCGGATCTCGCTTTCATCCAGTTCGTGCGGTTTCGGCCTGGCGGTTTGGTGGAGATCCGAAATTCGTACGGCCAGCATCATATCGTCGCGATCGACCTGACGGCGAAATATGCCGGTTGCCGCCGTCCCTTGAGCATCCGCGCGAGGTTGTTCGGGTTTCGCTAACGTGATCCAGCCGACCGGATTCGACCTATCGCGCGCCGATCTGTCGCGGCTGGCGCCCGAGGAACAGGACGAACTGCTCCGGCTCCTTGAGGAAGAGCAAGCCTATCGGTCCCGCCGACGCTTCTACGGCATGTTCCCGGACGAGGGGCCGTTGCGGCGCGAGCTCTATGCCAAGCATGTCGAGTTCTTCGCGGCCGGGGCGGCCTATCGCGAGCGCTGCGCCATGTGCGCGAACCGAATCGGCAAGACCTATGGCATGGGCGCCTATGAAGTGACCTGCCATCTGACCGGCGACTATCCCGATTGGTGGCCGGGCCGGCGCTTCGACCATCCGGTGCGTGCCTGGGCGGCGGGCAAGACCAACGAGACGACGCGCGACATCATCCAGCAGACGCTGCTGGGCGAGGTCACGCACGGGAATCGGAAGGACGTCGACGGGACCGGGATGGTTCCCGGCGACCTGCTCGGCGACATCACCTGGAAGCAGGGCGTCGCGGACCTCGTCGATACGATCAAGGTCTATCACGTCCCGACCGGCGGATGGTCGACGCTGGGGCTCAAGTCCTACCAGCAAGGGCGCGGATCATTCGAGGGCACCGCCCAGCATGTCGCGTGGTGCGATGAGGAACCCCCGGCCGACGTCTATGGCGAGATCCTGATCCGCACCGCGACGACGGGCGGGATCGTCCTCATCACGTTCACGCCGCTGCTCGGCCTGTCCGAGGTCGTCATGCAGTTCATGCCCGGCGATCAGCGGCCGGGCTAATCGGGGGATCGGTCATGTCGAAATTCGAAATCTACATTCTGGGGGTTTCATTATGGAACACCCTCACGCTCGCGCTCATCACGCTCATGGTGTCTCGACTCATGGACCGGCAATGACGGTCTTCGCCGCCGTCGCGTTCCTCTACCTGCTGATCGCGGTGGTGGTGCTCATCGCCGGGCTGATCGACCTTCGCGAGGTTCGCTATGAGCGCCGCTTGTTCCTGCGCAACGTCATCGCCGTCGCGGTGGGCTGGCCATTGGTCGCGGTCGCGGTTCTGCTCGGCATCATCGGCATCCTGCTGTGGGGCGAGGAATGACCGCACTGCCGGTGCTGGACACGTCGACCACGGCGGTCGACGTCGCCCGCCTGTCGCCGCGCGGCATCTCAAACGCGGAACTTTCGGCCCAGACCGCCTCGGTCGAGCACATACACCGCAATCGCCTGACGCTGTGCCTGCTGACCCTGCGCAGCGGCGTCACGGTCGTGGGCGAGAGCCAGTCTCTGTCCGGCCACCACGATCGCCATGTCGGCGAAGCCCTGTCCAACCTCGATGCCCGCGAGAAGGCGATGACCCTGCTCGCCTTCGCCCGCCTGCAAGGAGCTCAGTAATGGCGCGACCTGTTTCCAATCTCTCGGACACGATCGTCGCGGTCGGCGGCATCGCCAGCGTCGCGATCCCGATCAGCCATCAGGGCGTCGACGTGTTCAATCCCAGCGGGGACGACCTCTGGCTGGCGTGGGACGCCAATCCCGTGGCTGAGGGAGAAGGCTCATTCTGCCTGCCGTCCAAGACCGGCTACCCGATCCCGAAGAACACCGGCGGGCGGCTGCGCATCCTGTCCACCGCCGAAAACCAGCCCTTCACCTGTTACGCCTACATCTGACGAAAGGTACTGCCCGTGGCCAAATCCGTAGCCAATAGCGTTCTCGACGCGGCCCTCGCCAAGATCGCGACGTCGACCCGTCTCGTCCTCTGTTCAGGCGAACCCGCAAATTTCGCCGGCATCGCCGCCGTTGCGCTCGCCGACGTGGTGATCGATGGCGACGACTTCTCCGGCCCGGCGGACGGCGACGTCTCCGGTCGCAAGATCACCGTCGCCGCGCAGAACGACGTCGAGGTCGATGCGACCGGAACCGGGACGCATCTCGCGCTCGATGACGGCACGACCCTGCTCTACGTGACGACGACCGCGAGCCAGGCCGTATCGCTTGGCGGCACGGTCAACATCGGCGCGTGGAAAGCAGAGATCGCGGATCCAGCCTAAGCGTGCTGAACCTGACGGCGGCGCAGCTGCGCGCCCGCGAGTCCGAAGCCCACGATCAGCATCGCCCAGGTGGCGGGCTCGGGGACGGCGGAAACCCAACCGCCGGTGAAGGTGTAGGAGAAATTAGTATTTATGTCGCCGCCATAGGGCGAAGCATGATTCCAGAAGGCCGAGTAAATGCCGCCACCGTTCGAATACGTGTCAAACCTGAAATCCACCATAAGGACATTGTTCGAGGGTGCGAGCATCTGCGAAGCGAAGACATTTATTCCCGATGTGTCTTCAGTGACCGTGTAAAACGTCCCCGGCTCGATGAAAGGGAAGTCGGGGTCAATAAATATCCATGGACTAGAGAACAGCGCGTGTTCGGTTCGATCGATGATATCGAAACGACCTATTTGCAAACCGTCGACGTCATAGTTGATAAGAAAATCAAGCTGAATCTGTCGTCCCGCAAGGTCAGTCACCACCGGCGGACCGCCGTTCCCACTGAAATTGTCCATGGCGGTCGTCCCGGAAGTTATGACCCCGAGAAGCGATCCATGATAGGCCGTCGAAGCCTGCGCCGGAGCCGCCATCAACGCGGCACCCAGCACCGCCGTCAACCACTTGAACATCACCATCTCCCATCTGCGGAGATGGCCAAGCAATTTACGGGCCATCGGCGCAACCATGCGGATCGTTGCAGTCCGACAACGACCGTTCGCCAAATGTCCCGACATGTCGGAGGCCACCTGAATGGCAACACTCATTTTTCCATCGGGATCGTGGAACGGCACAGCCGGGAGCGGCGGCGGGTATCCGGCCGACCCGACCCGGACGACCGCCAAGCCGTTCCTGAACTTCCTGATTCCGCCGAACCAGCACTTCAATGACGATCTGGTCATCGGCGTTCACAGCTATGCTGAGGGCGGCGTCGCCGGGGTCAAAGCCTACATCGAAGGTAACAGCTTCGACCTGACCTTCGGCAAGCATGAATACACGGACGTGAACGGCGTTGCGCGGACCCTCTGGGGCTATTTCGCGACACTCGATCACAGCGCCTTCCCGATGGACGGCTCGGTCAATGTTGTGTTCGAGGCCACGGCCAACGACGAGACGATGCAGAAGCGCGTCCTCCCGGCGATGGCCTATGCCCGGCGTTCGGGTTCACTCTACGATGGCGAGCTTGAACTAGCGGCGACCCCTGCCGAGATCGTCGGTTCGCGCTATAGGACGCTGGCCGCCTGTTTCGCCTACGCCAAGGCCCAAAGTTGGAACAACTGGCACGTCACCTGCTCCGAAACTGGAACCTATGATTTCGGAAGCACGTCAGCGGCCCCAACCGCGACCGGCTATGTAACGATTGACGCGGGCGAAGCTGTTACCCTGACGCTTGCGCGGAGTTCCTGGGCCAACGCTAACCCCGGCTGGGACGGCGTTCGGTTCGCAGGCGATAACGTCCTGATCGACATCAAGAATGTCTACGGCTTTCAAGTGGCTGCGAGCCACAAGCCCATGTGGTTCGACGGCTGCGACATCTACAGCAGCGATGGCCGCTATGCGTTGCGAAACGGGCTGGCCACCGAGCTTATCGCGGTCACTACGCTCGATTATATCGTGACGGAAGCCCACATGCATGACGTGATTCATGCAATTGTGACCGGCCCCGCACTGGTGCGTCACAGTCGGGTTTCCACTATCTCCGGCGACGCCACGCAAAGAGCGCTCAACGTCTACGGCCTTGACATCAACGATATTGACGCCGCCCCGTGGCGCACGCCTGAGAATGCACTGACCATCAGTTATTCTGGCAGTGGGACGGGCACGGTTGAAAAGACGTTAGGCAATGGGAGCCTTTCTGGGACGATTGTGCTTAGAGCGGCGGGAGCAGTCGTCCAGACAGTGAATCTGGCAGACCCACTGCCTCCCATCGGGAACCCCCTAACGATTGGCGTCACCAAGTCCGTTCAGGATATTGCTGACGAGATCAACGCACAGACTGGCACTACCGGCTTCTCCGCAACGTGGATCAGCGACAAGTGGACCGCCCCGCACCTCACTGGCGCGTCCATCACCGGCTTCGGCGCAATGCCCCAGGCAGATTGCAAGACCGCCCCGCTGACACTCGTGACCGCGGTTGATGTCCATGCGGATGTCAGCCAGCCCAACGTAGGCGGGACGGTCGAGAACGTTGCCGTAGTGAACATCAAGGCAACCGATCTTGAAGAGGTTCAGGTCGTCTGGAACGGTGGCGGTGGCGGATACAAGGACGCCTTCTTCATCAACTGGGGGGCGGACAACCCCGCAGGCCAAGACAGCCAAAGCACATTCGGTGGCAACGTCAACAGCCATCTGTGCCTATGGAACTTGACTGTTCCTAAACAGCAACTTCGCCTTTCCACCGTCCTCAACGCCACCTTCGACGACTATTGCTCCGTGCGCGGTAACGTATTCGATGTCATCTGGTGGGTGGCGGGGGCGACGCCTTCTGGCGATCTGGTCATCGACCAGAACCACATGTTCAAAAGCAGCGTCGCGGCAGGAACGATTGCCTCCGGCACGAACATGACGACCGGCGGGACGGTGGACGGCCTGATCGCGGACAGCGTAGCGGGCGACTTCACGCCGGTCGCGGAATCTATCCTCGCGACGCAGACAATGACCAGCGTCGTTGGGTTCGATCTCAATGGGGAGGCGCGCGGCGAGACCGATGTTCGTGGGACGGTTGCCCTGAACACCACTCCGCCGAGCGTTCCCGACCATTTCACCGGCATCCAGCCCACGCCTGTCCTCGCGAAAGGGTGGGATTTCACGGTCGCCCTCAAGGATGCGGATGGCAATCCCGCACCCGCCCCTGCTGACATTTCCGGCCACTACATCATCACTCTGAAGGAGCCTGCATAATGGCGACCCCCACGAACCAGACGATCACCCTCGCGTCCCTCGATACGGAGGTTAAGGCGACCGGCGTTGCTGACGGCTCGGTACAGTGCCGAATTGACCCTTCGGTATTCTCGGTCGGCGACGCCATCGTGGTTCAGGAATATATCAAGCTCAGTTCGGGCGGGGCGTGGAAGAAGCGTGGCGCTCCAGTGCGCTGGTCGTTCCTGACGGCGGTGCCTGACATGATAGAAATGCCGGCCGGGCTCATCGGATATGAATACACGGTCGGCATCTTGCAGGTGACGGGCACGACGCTGCGGACCACGCCGATTCCCGTTCACTTCGTGCAGGGGTAAAGCCGATGCGGTTTCCATTTTCCGCCCCCCAGCAAAGCCTCGGATGGACGGCCGTCACCGGGGGCCCGACCAGTGCCTCCTATGGTTCGTGGACCAGCCTCGGCACGCCGACGATCGACATCGAGCGGTTCACGCTTCTGATTTCAGGCACGGTGCGGAACACCTTCATCGAGATTGCGCTGGGACCAACGCCGGGTGCCGGCACGACGGTCCTGTCAAACTTCTGGCTCCCGACGCCCCAAACCGCCGTTCCGATGATATCGCCCGTTCTGGATATCCGTATCCCGGCGGGTATCGAGGTTCACGCGCGCATCCAGACCAATGCCACCTCGCAGCCTTTCAGCCTATGCCTAGACGGCGAGGGAGCGTCTCCGTACGTCCCGGCCGGCTTTGATCGGCTGGAAAATATCGGGACGTTCACCAATGTCACGACATTCGGCGCGGCCGGGACACTCAACAGCGCATGGGTTGAGGTCGTCGCCGCAACCTTGCGCCCTTATTCCGGCCTGTATCTTGCCGCCATCGGCTCAGGCGCCCGCACCGCGCAAAGCCTGACGGTCGATCTTGGCGCGGGTGCGTCCGGATCGGAGCGTACCCTGATAACCGCCGCCGGCCTCAGTTCGACCAGCGTGTCCACCGTCCTCGGTACACGGCCCTATCGGTCGCTGATCCCCGCCGGCACCCGCATTGCGATGCGCGCCAATGCCGTGACGACGACCGATAGCATCACCTTCCAAGCCTGGGGTCTCTGCTGATGTATGCGATGCCCCTCGTCCATGCTGCTGCGGCCATTGCGGTGGCTGGCGATGCGCCTGTCGGCATTCCCTTCACGATCCTTGAAGGCCAGACCGGCATCCTGCTCGACATTGACTGGTCGGGCTATGCGCCCGGCGTTTACCGGGTGACGGTAACGCTCGACGGCTTCGACGATCCGGTGACGTTCGATGTGACGATCCTTGCCAGCGTGGCGATCACCACGACGCTGGGGACTGCCTCGCCAACGGTCGGCGTGCCGTTCTCCGTCACCTATACGCTCGATCAGGTCTATGGGGTCGATGTCGAGATCACCCCGTCTTTCACCGGGGCGGATATCGAGTTCGCCGATGAGACGGTGATTATCCCTGCCGGACAGCTTTCGGCCTTCACGATGGCCACCGCGACGGAGGCAGGTGAAGGCACGATCGGCGGGACCGACACCGAAGGGATGACCGGGCCGAACAGCGTGCCGTTCGAGGCGGCGGAGCCCATCCAGATCACGCCGGCCGACGCGACCCACGCCCATAGCGCCACGAGCCCGACCCTCGCCGCCAAGGCGACGATCATCGTCACCGATGCGCTGCACGCGCACATCAGCACATCGCCGACGATCACCCCGGATACGATCCTCGTCGTTCCGGCGGACGCGACGCATGCGCACGGCGCGACCAGCCCTTCTCTGGCAGCGAAATCGCACATCTCGCCGGCCGACAGCACGCATGGACTGACATCGACCAGCCCGACGCTCGTCACCAAGTCCACGGTCGTTCCGCACGATGCCTTCCACGCGATGATGTCGACGCGCGCGAGCCTGCGCGATCCATCGGTGCCGACGACATCTTCGGACGGCCTGTGGGTCCACCCCTCGCTGTTCATCGCCAGCAGGCGACGGCGGCGGTAAATGCCCGAAATATCGCCGTCCCGCTATGTGGTGCATGCGGGATGGGACGACGTCCCTCATCTCGATGAGAAGACGAAGGACGAACTGCTGCGCTCGACGCCGCCCTATCTCAGGGACGCGCGGGCGAAGGGCATCCCGAGCCTTGGCGCCGGGGCGATCTATCCGATCGAGGAATCGGTGTTGAAGGTCGACCCGTTCGCCATCCCGAAATACTGGCCGCGCGGCTATGCGCTCGATGTCGGCTGGAACAAGACGGCATGCGTCTGGGGCGCGCGCGATCCGTCGACCGACGTCGTCTATATCTACACCGAGTACGGCCGGGGCGAGGTGCTGCCCTCGACCCATGCCGCGGCGATCCGGGCGCGCGGCGAGTGGATACCGGGCGTCATTGACCCGGCATCGCGCGGCCGGTCACAGGACGACGGCACACAGCTGTTGCAGACCTATCAGGATCTCGGCCTCAGCATGACGCCGGCGAACAACAGCGTCGAGGCGGGCTTGCTCGAAGTCTGGGAGCGCCTGGCAACCGGGCGGCTCAAGGTCTTCTCGACCTGCGTCGGCTGGCTTGCCGAATACCGCGTCTATCGGCGCGACGAGAAGGGCAAGATCGTCAAGCAGTTCGACCACTTCATGGATGCCACGCGATACCTTGTCGTGTCCGGCATCCCTCTTTTCAGAACGCAACCGATCGCCCGAACCGCAGGTCCAACCGGCCTGACGGGCGATAGAGCAGTGGGGTATTGATGGCGCAGCTTCCTGTCCTGTCGAGCACGATGCGCGTGGTCGGATCGGCCGAGCCAGAACCTGTCGTCGAAGATTACGACGCCACCATCGCGGCTGAGGAAGAGGCGGCGCGCACCAAGCGGGTGCGTGAGCGGGTGCAGGTCTGTGTCGGCCGCCTTGCCGGTCTTGCCGCAGACATGGTTTCGCAGCGCGTGATGATCGAACAGCGCTGGGAGGAAGACCTGCGCCAGTATCACGGGCGCTACGATCCGACGACAGAAGCCGCGCTCGCCAACGACAGGAAGAAGAGCCGGGTTTTCGTCAAGATCACCCGCGCCAAGACCCATTCATGGGAAGCGCGGATCGGCGACATGCTGTTTCCGACCGACGACAAGAACTGGTGCGTCAAGTCGACGCCCGTTCCCGAGCTCTCAGGCGAGGCGCAGGACGCGGTCACCCAGCGCGACCGCCTGATCGCCCAGGCCAACAGCCAGCAAGACACCGGCGACACCATCGCTGCCCATGCCACGGCTCAGCAATCT